TGGTCTTTCGATGGCGCGGAGGGTTCAAAACTTTCAGGACCGGCCCTTTGAAGGGGGTTTCGCTATGGCTTCTGGTGGAGCTCGTAACCGCTCTGGGCCTCCTGCTGATCCGTCTTCGGCGCGGTCTGATGCTCGTGGTTTGTCCCTGAACTCGCTGCCGTCTGAGGGCCGGGCGGGGAAGCCGCCTGTTCCGTGGCCGTTGTCGGAGCCACAGGTGTTCATCGAGGGCATTGAGAATGGCCGGCCGGTGAAGCAGCTGGATGATGTCGCTTCTGAGGAGCGCAAGGACGCCGAGCTGGCTTTGTGGGATGAGGTTTGGACCTATCCGCAGGCTGTTGCTTGGGAGCGTGAGCGGTGGCGCTGGAACATCGTGGCCATGTGGGTCAGGACGTTCTTGACGGCGTCGGGGCCGGAAGCGAAGGCCGCTGATAAGACCGCCCTGCACCGTTTCGGCGATCAGATCGGGTTGACTCCTGCTGGTTTGCGGGACAACGGCTGGGCGATTGCCCGTGATGAGGTTGCGCCGCGGCGTGCTGATAAGGGGACTGAGTCCGATTCGCCTTCGTCTGGCAAGCGTGAGCGCCGGTTGAGAGCGGTGAAGGATGGCAGCGGATGACGGACTGGGCGTTGTCGACTTCCCGACTCTCGGGGACCTTCTAGACGCCTGGTATGAGCAGCATTGCACGATTCCGAACGCTCTGGGCGTGCGTATCCCGTTCCGTCAGTCTGACTGGCAGTTTTGGTGCACTGCGAACCATTACCGGATCCGTGAGACGGCCGTGTGGGATGAGAATAATCCTCCCCTGGCGCAGGCTTTCGTGTACCGACGTTCGCTGGTTGTGGCACCGCAGAAGACGGGCAAGGGCCCTTGGACGGCGGCCATTACAGCTGGCGAGGCTGTTGGCCCGTCGATGTTTTGTGGCTGGGCTAAGGCTGGCGACGTTTACAGGTGCGAGGACAACGGCTGCAGCTGCGGCTGGGAGTTCGAGTACGAGCCGGGCGAGCCGATGGGCCGTCGGCGCCCGGGGCCGCTGATCCAGCTGCTTGCCTCTTCGGAGGAGCAGGCTGGCAACGTGTACGGCCCGCTGTCCACGATTGTCATGGACGGGCCGTTGACGGAGCTCATGGCCATACGCGAGGGTTTCATCCGCATCTTGGATGGTGACGGCGGTCCGAAGTCGAACCGAATCGACGTCGTGTCGTCTTCGGCCAAGTCACGCCTTGGGCAGCCCATCACGTTCGCGATTCAGGACGAAGTCGGCCTGTACACGAAGCAGAACAAGCTCATCGAGGTTGCTACAACGCAGCGTCGTGGCTTGGCGGGTATGAATGGCCGGTCGGTCGCGACTACGAACGCTTGGGACCCGGCGGAGAATTCGTACGCGCAGCAGTCTTACGAGTCGCAGTCGAAGGACATCTTCAAGTTCTTCCGGCAGCCGCCGGCGGACTGGTCCTACAGGAACAAGCGCGAGCGGCGGAAGATCCACGCTTACGTCTATTCGGGCTCCCCTTGGGTGGACCTGGACAACATCGAGGCTGAAGCGGCCGAGCTCATGGCCACGGATCCTGCGCAGGCTGAGCGGTTCTTCGGCAACAGGCTCGTATCCGGCGCCGGCACGTGGCTGAGGGACGGTCTCTGGGAGGGTGCGTATGCCGGACGTCTGGTTGCCGAATCCGCCTGACGGTACGGCCATCTGCATCGGTTTCGACGGCTCGGAGAACAACGACTTCACTGCGATTCAGGCCGAGACGTTCGATGGATTCTCGTTCACCCCGCGGTATGGGCCGGACAGTCTCCCGACGATCTGGAATCCACAGGAGTGGAACGACCAGATACCTCGCGGTGAGGTTCATGCCGCTGTCGATGAGCTTTTCCGGCGGTACCGCGTGGAGCGCATGTACTGCGATCCGCAGGACTGGCGGACGGAGATCGGTGAGTGGTCACTCGCCCACGGCGATGAGCACGTGTTCGAGTGGGCCACGAACCGGGTCAAGGCGATGTACGAGGAGATCAAGCGCTTCGAGATCGACCTTGCGAACAAGCGCATCTCGCATGACGGCTGCCCGATCGCCGCGATTCACATGGCCAACGCCCGCAAGGCGGCCAAGTTCAACCAGCAGTACGTGCTGATCAAGCCCGCTGACCACCAAAAGATTGATGCCGCGATGGCCAGGATTCTGGCGCATACGGCTTCCAGTGATGCCCGGGAGGGTGGCTGGGACCCGACGCCGAAGCGGCGCCGGGTCATTGTTTCCTAACCCGATGGAGGGCCGAATGGCTGCTGTTACCGATGCCCTTGTCCGTCTGGACAAGAAGCTGGCGTTGGCCATTCCGGGACTGGACCGGCTGGACAAGTACCTCGAGGGCGAACAGCCGCTGAAGTACATGGCGAAGGCCATGGAGGACGAGATCGGCGATCGCGTTCACCAGCTGATCATCAACATCCTCCGGTACGGAGCCGAGGCGTACGAGAACCGTCTCGACGTCAAGGGATTCCGTTACCGTGGGGAATCCTCCAGCGACGAAGAGCTCTGGCGTATCTGGCAGGCGAACGACCTGGACGAGCAGTCACAGCAAGCGCATCTGGACTCGATATCTCTTGAGCGCACGTATGCCATCGTTGGTTCCGGCGATGAGGACGACGCCGACCCGATCGTGACGGTTGAGAGCCCGTTCCAAGTCTTCGCCGAGCGAGATCCCCGGACGCGTCGAGTGTCCGCCGCGATCAAGCGGTGGGCTGAGGGCGAGGGTAACGACCAGGTGCAGCGGGCTACGCTCTACCTGCCGGATTCGACTGAGTCGTTCGCTTTCTTCAAGAATGCTTGGTGGTCCACGGGCCCCGCGGATACCCATGAGATGGGCCGCGTTCCGGTCGTGCCGCTCGTGAACAATCCGCGGATCCTCCGGCCGGACGGTCGCTCCGAGTTCTCGGACATCATCGAGATCGCCGACGCGCTGAACAAGATGGCCACTGACATGATGATCAGCGGCGAATACCATGCGATGCCTCGCCGCTGGGCCACTGCGCTGACAGCCGACGACTTCGTGGACAAAGACGGCAACCCGATCGGGGTTTGGTCCCGAGATGCGGGCCGGCTCTGGGCCACAGAGTCCAAGGACACCAAGTTCGGGCAGTTCAACGAGACAGACCTCAAGGTCTTCCACGAGTCAATGAAGCTGCTGATCCAGATCGGTTCTCAGCTGCTTGCACTGCCGCCGCACTACATGAGCTTCGTTGGCGATAACCCGACGTCGGCTGATGCTATCCGGTCCTCGGAGACTCAGCTGGTGAAGCGTGTGGAGCGGAAGCAAACCTACCTTGGCGGCGCCTGGGAGGAAGTGCAGCGTCTCGTGCTGCGGATCAAGACGGGCAAATGGGACCCTGCGGCCATGAGTCTTGAGACTCAGTGGCGAAACCCGGCCACCCCGACGGTGGCGCAAGAAGCTGACGCCATCGTGAAGAAGGTTCAGGCTGGCATCGTCCCGATCGAGCAGGCTCGTGAGGACCTTGGCTACACGCAGGAGCAGCGCGACCGAATGTTGGAGATGGATGCCAGGGCGAAGTCGAACCCTGACATCGCGAACCTGACAAGGGCTGTGAACGGGGGCTGACATTGATCCCCGAAGCCGCGGTGAAACACTACAAGCAGATCCAGAGGCTGCAGGCATTGGCCGTCGTAACCGCAATGGAACTGTGGTCAGAAGTGTCGCTCACGGACCTCACAGGTTCGTGGGCGGCCCAGCTGCCACTGCTGCTGCCGGTACTCACCGATGTTCAAGCCAAGGCCGCAGATGCTGGGGCCGGGTACGGCGCGGAGACGCTCGCCGATCAGGGACTGTACGAGGCGCCAGCACACTTCGTGAACGCGTCCGCCTTCGCTGGGCTGGCTTCTGACGGCCGTTCACTGGCTGGGCTGCTGTATGCCCCTGTTCCGCACACCAAGACGCTCATTGCGGGCGGTTTGGACCCGCGGGCAGCCCTGCAGCAGGGCGGCAAGTTCCTGACCACGCTCACTCGCACCCAAGTCGCTGACGCGGGCCGCGGGGCAGCGAGCGTGGACACTGTGGCACGGCCGCGGATTGGCTATGTCCGGATGCTGAACCCGCCGTCATGCTCCCGATGCTCTGTGTTGGCGGGCCGCTTCTACCGGTGGAACGCGGGCTTCAGGCGGCACCCCCGCTGCGACTGCATCCACGTGCAGACGACGGCCGTGCATGCAGCGCGCTCGGAGGGTCTAATCCATGATCCGTACGACTATTTCAAGTCACTATCCCCTGCTGAACAGGACAAGGCGTACACGAAAGCTGGCGCCCAGGCGATCCGCGACGGTGGCGACATCTTCCAGGTCGTGAACTCGCGGCGAGGCATGACCTACGCGGGCGAATCGAGCGACGGCACCTCCCGCGGCCAGGCGCTCAAAAGCGCCTTCACTTCCGAGGGTACGAGCAAGCGCGGCAACTTCCGTTCCCTCAGCGGGGATTCCACCCGCGGCCGGCGGTTGACTCCCGAGGCGATCTACGAGCTCAACGGAAGTAACCGCGCCGCTGTGCTGGCGGATTTGGAGAAGTACGGCTACATCCTGCCCGGCGGCCAGAACCCTCTGGGCTCGATCACAGGACAGCGTGAGGGCTATGGGGCTCTCGGCCATGGCGGGGCATACCAAGCGGCACGGAAGCGCGTTGAGGATGCCATCACGTACGGCCGCGACCCTGCAGTTCGAGCCACCATGACCGAGGCTGAGCGACGACTGTTCGATGCGAAGGCCCGCTGGGAGCTCGTGCAGCAGGGCATCAACCCGTATTCGGCGCCGTCGATGACGCCCCGCGCCAAGGTCATGGGTTCCCCGTTGACGCCGCAGATCGCGGCGCAGGTTGAGAAGGACTACCGCCGCTGGGTTGCCACCGGCGGTCAGGTCTTCTGACCCCCCCCACAAATTTCCTTTCCGGGATGGATAAGGAAGCACGAAAACACATCAGATCAGGAGGCCGGGATGGCTGACGGAACAAACACCACCGACACGGCAGCAACGGAGGAAACCACCGACGCTACCGAGGAAACGCAGGCAACCGAGACCGAGGCCGACGGGCCCATCTCCGCTGAAGAAGCTGCCCGTATGCGCGCTGCCCTGGCCAAAGCCAACAAGCAGTCCGAACACTGGCGCCTCAAGGCGAAAGCCGCTGACGATGCACAGCTCTCCGAGGTCGACAAGGCGAAGCGTGATGCTGCCGAGGCCACTGCCGAGCTCTCGCGGATTCAGCGCGACAACCTCCTGAAGACGGTAGCCCTCGCCGAGGGCGTGCCTGCGAACTGGGTCAACCGTCTGGTCGGTGACACCGAGGAAGAGCTTGTGGCGGACGCCCGGGCGATCCTCGCTGATCTGAAGAAGCCGAAGAAGCCCGAACCGGACGCCTCCCAAGGTGCCCGGCAGACCGCAAAAACCAGCGGCTGGGACACGGGCAAGGCCGAGGCGCAGAAGCGCTTCGGCAAGTAGTTATCCACCCCTGAACAAGGAGTTCAACGATGACCGATATCTCGGTTAGCAAGACCACGTACCAGGTCGAGAAGCTGTCGTGGCTTCTGGACGACGGCGGCTGGGAGAAGGAGAGCATCACGCTCGACATCTCCACCTTCACCGCCGGCACCCACTACCCCAACGGCTTCATCCCGTCTGGCACCAACCTCGGAAAGATCACCGCTACTGGCCTCTACGGCCCGTACGACGACACCGCCGTGGACGGCCGTCAGACGCTCCGGGGCCACCTGGGCATCTCCACCAAGGTCCCCAACCCTGCCGACACGACCAAGGATGCTGGCGCCCCGCTGGTGTTCGCCGCAGTCGTGAAGGAATCCAAGCTGCCCGCCACCGTTGACGCCGCCGGTAAGACCGACGTCGCCGGCTGGATCCGTTACGTCTGAAAGGCCTAGTCAACCATGGCAATCGTATTTGATGGTCCGGTAACCCCGGACGCCCTCACTTCCTTCGTTCGCGAGGTTCCGACCCCCGCGAACTACGTTCTGAACCAGCTCCTGCCCGACCGGTTCTTCGACAAGAACACGATCGAGGTCTCGGAGCTGACCAAGACGAACCGTGCGGCCAAGTTCCGGGCGTTCGATGGCCGGATTCACCGCACTGAGCGGGACAGCCTCGAGGTTCGCTCCGTCAAGCTGCCGCCCGTTTCCACCATGAACGGCATCGGCGAACTGGAGCGCCTGAACCTCGGGGCGGCCCGCCAGAACGGTGGCTCCAACGCTGCCCTGGTCAACGCGATCTACGACGACGCTACGATCCTCACGGGCGAAGTCCACACCCGCATGGAACTCGCCCGCGGTGACGTCCTCACCGATGGCAAGTTCACCCTTGCAGGCGAGAACGGGCTCTACCTTGAGGCCGACTTCGGAATCCCGGGCAACCACATCGTGTCCGCGGGGACCGTGTGGTCCACGACCGCATCGGCAACCGTAATCGCGGACATCACCGCATGGGTTGACGTCTACGTTGCGACCAACGGCTTCCGCCCCGGTGGCATCGCACTCAGCAACAAGGTGCTCGGCTACATGCTGCGGAACGCCGAAGTGCGCACCCTCGCCGGTTCGCTCGCAGGTACCCCCGGCATCGTGTCCCGCGCCGCGCTGGACCAGGTCCTCGACACCTTCGGCCTGCCGCCGATCCTGTTTGTCTACGACACGCAGGTCGACGTGGATGGTACCTCCACCCGGGTCCTGCCCGAAGACAAGGTGCTGTTCGTTCCGCCGAACCCGGCCGACCTCGGCTACACGGCATGGGGCGTCTCCGCGACTGCCCTGGAGCTCGTGAACGCCGCGAAGGTCGATTTCTCGTTCGAGCAGGCCCCCGGCATCGTCGGCGTGGTCATCAAGGACGGCCCTCCGTTCCGCGAAGAGACCTTCGTTGACGCGGTCGGCATGCCCGTCCTCGCCAACCCGAAGCGGCTTCTCGTCGCTGACGTCTTCTAAGGAGGCGGCACATGTCCAAGCTGAACACCTACGTGCACGTGCACGACAAGGACGGCATCTCTCACGCATTCGGGCCGGACGACACCGTGCCCGAGTGGGCGGAGAAGGCCATCACCAATCCGGACGTCTGGGCCGAGGCTCCCGAATCGGACGAACTGCCCGAAGGCGACGTCACCGACAAGTGGACCGTCAAGCAGCTGCAGGCCTACGCGAAGTCCGAGGACATTGACCTCGGTGACGCGAAGACCAAGGCCGAGATCCTGGCCGTACTGGCCAAGTAACCGAGAGGGAGCGTCATGATTCAGGTGACTGCAGAAGATGTAGCGGCCGGTTGGCGCTCCCTTTCGGAGTCCGAGGTCGTCACGGCGAACGGACTTCTGTTGGAAGCGGCTGTGCTGCTGAAGATCGAGGTCCCGGACCTGGCGGCCAAGGACCCGGACATCGTGAAGCTCGCGGCGGTGCGCATGGTCCGCAGGGTTTTGAAGAACCCTGACGGCTGGCGCATCGACCCGGGCCACAGCATCGATGATTACACCGAGGGCGGCGGCACGCGGGACTCGGCCGTGTCGAGCGGCGAGCTGTATGTGTCCGGGCAGGAGCTTCGCTGGCTTGGCGTGCGGCAGACCTCCCAGGCGTTCGAGGTCAAGTTGGGCGGCTCATGAGTGCAGTAGATGTCCTGCTGCGCGGACGGGCCCGCGCCGAAGAACAGATGATCGATGAGTGTGTAATCACGCGGCCAGGCGAGGCAGTTACCGACCCGGATACAGGTGACGTCACGCCAGGTAGCGCGGCAACCATCTACGCCGGCAAGTGCGAAGTTCGGACACGGGACACCATAGCCGCGAACCCGGAGGCTGGTGAGCACACGTTCACAGTCGTATCCCGGGTGGTCAAGATTCCCGCAAACCGGGCAGATGTTCGTGACGGGGATGTGGTCAAGCTGACGAAGTCAGCGCTCAACGCGTTCACGGTCGGCAAAGAGTACAGGGTGGAGGGCTTCACACCCGACACCTACGAGACTGCGGCCAAGCTGCCCGTGAAGGAAATCCTATGAGCGCCGATACGTCCGGCTTTGATGAGATCTCAAAGGCTTTTCGGTCGGTGCCGGCGCGCATGGTCCCGAAACTCAAGGGCGTTGTCGCGAAGTCTGCAGTGAACACTAAGAAGATCATGCAGTCCGACGCGAGGAAGTCTAGGCACTTCAAGCAGCTGGCGCGGACCATCGATTACGACCTCAAGGTGCATGAGTTCGGCGGGGATGGCGTCATTGAGGCTGAGATCGGCCCCTCGGGCGGCGGTGCAGCCTCGCTGGCGGGCATCGCTTACTTCGGTACGTCGAAGGCTGGCGGCGGAACCGTCCGTAACCCTGAAGACGCGATGCTTGATGAGGCCCCGAACTTCTACGAGTACGCGTTCAAGGCGACGGAGGACTTGCTGTGATCAAGGAGCATTACGACGCTGTCAAGGCGCTCCTGCCGGCTACGCTGCGGGTGCACATGTGGACGGTGCCAGCGTCTCCGCAGTACCCGTATGTGGTCCTTTGGGGCGACCTTGGGGACGAGTCCTCTGGCGGCCCTGATGGCGACTCCCTGCAGGATATTCCGGACGTGCTGACGTTGCGGATCCGCGCCACCTACGTGGGCGTCAATGGGGACTCAATGCTGATCACGGCCAGGAACGTCAGGGCGGCGCTGAGTCACAAAACGCCTGCAGTCTCCGGCTGGCGGGCGAACCCCTTGCGGCAGTCGGTTCTCATGGATGGCCAGATTGACCGTGATGTGACATTCACGGGCGGCGGTAATCCGGTCTTCGCGGTGGACGAGTTCCTACTCATCTCCCACAAGCTCTAAACAACCCAACCGAGGCGCCTGGCAAAGGCGCTTTTTTCATGCCTTGGAGGCTGCAATGGCGAAGTTCATCGACGTCGAAAACAAGAACGGTGAGATCCAGACCGTTCCTGAGCATTACCTGGAATCGTTCCCCGACCAGTTCAAGAAGGTTTCCGCTGCGAAGCCGTCCACCCCGGCTAAGGCCGACACCAAGAAGGAGTCCTAACCATGAGTGGAGCTCGCGTACTTGCTGACGGCAAGACCAAGTTCACAGTCCTGACCACGAAGCCGGCGAACTGGCCGAGTGTTACCGCAACAGAGGCGAACGCTGGCATTGACCTGTCGCTCGACGTGCTGTCCAACGACTTCACGTTCGGCGCCGTCGATTCCGACAAGGTTGCTGAGAAACCTCTCGGCCGCGGCGGTAACGCCAACGCTATCGGCGCTTCGAACTTCCAGCTTGGCTTCACCCTGTGGCGGAAGTTCGCCACGGCTGGCGGCTTCGATGCTGCCAGCGAAACCGGCTGGGCGGCCGTCAAGGAGAAGGGCGTTGAGCTCTACGCTTTGGCCCGGCAGACGGACAAGGAAGCGACCGAGGATTGGGCTGCGTCGGATGAGGTTTACCTCGCCGCCGAGTTCACCCCGGACAACGCCCAGCGCACGGACGGCACGGGCTTCATCAAGTACCGCGTTCCGTGCGAGGTGCAGGCCGGGTACCCCTTCGTATCCATCGCTGCTTCCTGATGAGACTGGTGGCGGCGCGTGATTAGGCTCCGCGCCGCCACCCTTTCAACCCACTTCACAGAGCCTATGCACCCCTAGAAATGGAGCCTAAACCATGACCACACCCCAAGAATTTGACGTTGATGCTTGGATCAGCGGCGCGGAACGTCCCGTCCGCAGCATTAGCATCTATCAGCGCGCCGGCCTGATCGCTGACCTCGATGCGTTGGAAGAGAAGATCCTGAACGCAGACCTCGATGGGAACGCGGAGTCCATTGACGAGCGCGGCCTCGGGGAACTGTCTGAGTCCGACAAGCTCCGCGCCGAGTACGCCCGCCTGGCTCAGCAGTTCCATGACTCTGCGCTGACCATTCGGATTGAAGGCCGGGACGAGAGCGAGCGGGAGAAGGTTGTCCTCGCGGTCCCGGGCCTGACTCCCAAGCAGCGCGGCGCCGTCGCGTTGGCCGACGCCATTGTCTCCCCGAAGTTCACGCCGGAACAGCTTGAGAAGCTGGCAGACCGGATCGGTGAAGTGCAATTCTCCCGCGTCGTGACCCGCTACCACGAAGCGTGCGAGGCCATGCCTGCTGTGAGCGCAGATTTTTTGCTGAAGCCTTCTACACGGGTCGATGGTGGCGAGTAGTCGCAGCGCTGAAGACCGCTGAGCGTTACCAGCGACCACCATCCGCATACCTTCCGGGCCGTTTGCCTGAGTGGAAGGACCGGCTGCTGGAGTTCGCCTACACGCTCTACCTCGATGGCATGTGTGAGTGCGGCGCACCCAAACACGAGTGCCGGAACGAAGCCAACCGGGGACTGTACGAAGTCGCTGAGACAACATGTTTCCGGCAGGCGGCCATCGAAGAGCATACCGGGCAGAAGGGTTTCAAGCCTGAGCCTGGGCAGCGGTTCTACGCGACCGAGATTGACGACGAACTAATCACGCGCAGGACGTTCGCGCCACTTCCCGATGCCTACGAGCAGGGTAATGAACCCCGCGAAGGCGACGACAACAGCGAAGGCGTTTAGCTGCGGGTTGCCGTTCTCCCCTGCCGCTGCCAGGGCGATAACGGTACCGAAGACAAGCATGGCAAGCCCTGTCTTCATGGCCATAGCACCGCGCTTTTTGTGGACATCCCCCTGAGTCGTCATGCCCGCGAGCATACCGCACCCCAGCAGAACAGAATAGTGGAGGTTGTCCGTGGAACGCCGAGTCAAAGTCATTTTCAGCGCGGAGATCCAGGGCTACAAGCAGGCCATGGAGCAGGCGGCCCAGGCCAATCAGAAGGCCAAGAAGGCTGCCGATGATGCCGGCAAGGCTGCGGACCAGGCTGCTGATGACGTCAAAGCCCAAGGGCTGGCCCATCATGAGGCTGCCAAGGCTGTAGGGCTTCAGTACGACAACACTGGACAGCTTGTCACGATGAACGGCAAGGCTGTCAGTTCTCAGCAGGCGGCTACGCACGGGCTCCAGACGTTCTCCGCGGAGGCGTATCTTGCCGGGCGGGCTGCTGTCGCCGCGGGTGAGGATGCTGAGGCTGCGGCTAAAGCGGCTGCTGAGGCTGACAAGAAGGCCGCCGAAGCGACGGAGAAGCGCCGTGAGGCGTTGGAGCGCGTCGGGAGCATCGCCACTGTAGTGGGCGCCGCAACTCTCGCTGGTATCGGCCTCGCGGTGAAGTCCTACTCGGACTTCGACAAGCAGATGTCGGTGGTGGACTCGGCTACGCACGAGACCGCCGAGAACATGGCCAAGCTCCGCAAGGCTGCCATCGATGCCGGCGCTGACACGGCGTTCTCTGCCGTGGATGCTGGGCGTGCCATCGAAGAGATGGCGAAGGCTGGCGTCAGCACCTCCGACATCCTTAGCGGTGGCCTCAATGGTACTCTCGCGCTGGCAGCTGCCGGCGCATTGGATGTTGGTGACGCATCGGAGATCGCCGCCTCGGCCATGGTGCAGTTCGGGCTGAAGGGCAAGGACCTCCCTCACATCGCTGACCTCTTGGCAGCCGGAGCTGGCAAGGCGCAGGGCTCTGTGCAGGACCTCGGTCTCGCTCTGTCCTACGCTGGTGTCCCCGCCGCGGGTCTCGGTATCTCCATCGAGCAGACCACCGGCACTCTGGCGATGTTCGCGAAGGCTGGCATCGTTGGCGAGAAGGCGGGCACCGCTCTACGGGCCATGCTCGTCTCGATGGTCAAGCCTGCTGACACCACCCAGAAACTGATGGACTCCCTTGGCATCTCCTTCAAGGACGCCGAGGGTAAGTTCGTCGGTCTCGACGGCGCAGGCAAGGTTCTGCAAGATCGCCTTGGCGGCCTGGATGAAATGACCAGGAACGCGGCACTTGCTCAGATCTTCGGCAACGAAGCTCTCGGCGCCGCCCAAACCTTGTACAAGAATGGCGCCGCCGGCGTACATGAGATGACAGCCGCGGTCGATGACTACGGCTACGCCGCGGACACTGCAAAGCGCATGCAGAACAACCTTGCCGGCGACCTGGAGAAGCTGGGTGGGTCTTTTGACACCGTCTTGATTCAGACTGGCTCCGGCGCCAACGAGGTTCTGCGCGGCATGGTGCAGGGTCTCGAAGGCGTAGTGGACTGGCTGGGCAAGATTCCAACCCCGGTTCTCAATGCTGGTGTGGGGATTGCCGCCCTTGTTGGTGGCGCAGCGCTTGTTGCTGGCGGCCTGATCACGGTGATCCCGAAGATCCGCGACACTCGGGACGCGTTGAACGATCTGGCCCCGGCCGGCGGCAAGGCGCGCACGGCAATGGACAAGGCAGCCAAGGGGGCTGAAGCTCTAGGAGCCTTCGCCACCGCCGGGCTGTTGCTGGGCAAGCTGGCCGAGGCCGACTACATGTCCAAGATCGACACGGGCATGGGCCGCATCTCGAAGGCGCTTGCTGATGTCGCAACCAATAGCCCGGCCGCGACGAAGTCCCTGGACGAAGTCTTCCAGGACCGCAACGGCGGCGATCTGATCAACACCGTCACCGGACTTGAGTCGGCCATCAAGAGGACCTTCAACCGGGACGCCGGGCAGCAGTTCAACGACTTTGGCGAGAACGTGGTCAACATGGTCACCGGGCTGAAGGGGTCCTCACAGATCCTTGCCGACCAGTTCACGAGCTTGGACAAGGGCCTAGCTGATCTCGTCTCAGGCGGCAAAGCCGAGGACGCTGCCAAGACGTTCGATCGAATCAAGAAGTCGGCCGAGGACCAGGGCGTCAGCATTGATGATCTGAAGACCAAGTTCCCGCAGTACGCCGACGCTTTGAAGGAAGCCGAGGCGGCAGCCACCACGGCTGCTGCTGAGAACGACAAGGTGAAGACCTCCACCGAGGGCGCAGGGGCTGCTGCCACGAAGTCTGCTGAAGAGCAGGAAGCGATGGAGAAGGCCCTTGAGGATGTGGGGCTCTCAGCTCAGGGTGCCGTCACCGACATCGAGAAGTGGACGCAGACCCTTTTCAACGCAGGCCTGTTGAACCTCTCAGCGTCCAACGCCGCGATCAGCTACCAAGCTGCTATCGATGCGATGACCGAGTCAGTTCAAAAGAACGGCACGAGTCTTGACATCAACACGGAGAAGGGCCGCGCCAACCAGACGGCGTACAACAACATCGCGTCGGCAGCCATCGCCTCAGCGCAGGCAACCGCCGCGCAAACGTATGCCACTGACGGTGCGGCTGCTGCTCAAGAGGGCCTGCAGAGTTCCCTCCGGCAGTCCTACGACGACCTCATTGCTGCCGCCGGCCAACTCGGAATCACGGGCGATGCCGCGGACACTATGGCTCGCAAGGCTCTTGGTATCCCAAAGCAGATCCCGATTGATACGTGGGTGAACGACAAGGCCACCTCTGAGCTTGAACGGATCAAGGGCAAAGCTGACGCTTTGGACGGCAAGGTCTCTACAGTCACCATTGTCGAGCGCACCATCAAGTCCATCGAGACTCAGGTAAAGGGTGGTTCTGACGGGTTTGGTGATGACCCATCCATGACGGCGCTGAGGCGTGCGACTGGTGGGCGGATCCCGGCGCTTGCGGATGGCGGCAGGCTCCCCACGACAGGGCCCGGAACCGAGGTTACTGACGGTTTCCTCGGCATCGACTCTGCAGGGGTCCCGCGGGCACGCCTGGACGGCGGGGAATGGATCATCAACGGCAACTCTTCGGAGCGCTTTGACAAGGAGCTCGCGGCGATCAACGCCGGGACGTTCCCGAAGCTGCCTGGGTTCAAGAACGGCGGCCGCGAGTTCGCGGCCCAATCCTTCGGTTACGCGCCCGCAGCCGCATCTGGTCCGGCGGCATTCGAGGGCAACCTCTATCTGGACTCCGGCGAGTTCCTGGGCAAGGTACACGGCATCGCAACACAGGCAGCCGGCGCCGTGGTGAAAGCCGCGGACGGTCAGTCACGATTCATGAGGAAGGGCTGATATCCGTGGTCGCAGTAACTGTGGAGGCACTGATGGACGCGCCGTGCGACCGGGCTGGGATCACCATCACCGGCCTTGGCGTGGGCGAGTCTGTGGTGACCGTGTGGCAGCTCGCGGACGGGGCGCGTAACCCCGTCCCGGGCTACCGCCGGGTGGCGTTGAATGACGCCGCGTACGTCGTGGACTATTACTGCCCGCTGCAGCGGAACGTCCAGTACGAGGTGGAAGTGCTCAGCGGCCCGCTGGGCGCCTCCCGCACCACATCAGACCCGGTCTTCCTGCCGTCAACGACAGGCTGGCTGCAAGACGCGCTGGTCCCCCAGTCCTCCGTTCCTCTTGTAGGGCAGCGGCGGGACAACAATGACATCTACCTACGCGCCCCTGCTCTGGAAGCTCTGGAGCGCGAAGCGGACATATCGATCTACAGGATCATGGGCGCTAGGAAGCCGATGGCGTTGATCGGTGAGCGCATGGCGGAGAAGGGCCTGGACACGTCGGTGGCCACCCGCTCGGCTGAGCAGAACGCCAGGCTGAAGAAGCTGGTCGATGATACCGCGCAGCTCGTGTTCCGGCCGCTGCCCGCATGGGGGGACATGGGCCTCGAGGGGACCATGCACTTGGCGAACGGCAAAGCCACCAGGCTGCCGATGACCGTGCAGTTCGGCGGGAACCTCACGTGGTGGGATCTCGTGTCCGACGTCGTCGCCGCGCCGTCGATACGGGTTCTGACCGCGATCTTCACCTACGGCGATGTGGCCATGCTGATGTCCACGTACCAGCAGAAGCAGGACGCCATGGCCGGCAAGACGTATCTGGAAGACCTGAAGAACCCGATTGGAGGGTGACCTTGCGCCTCGTTGACGAAGCCACCCTTCAAGCGTTGGAGGGTTCCCGCCCGGCCGACACCATCACGGTGTGGGCGTGGCGCGGCGGGAACCTCATCATCAGCGAACCCTTGGACGTCATCGACTGGTCAGAACGGGACACTGCATCCGACTCGGCCAAGGTGAAGCAGCAGTTCTCCCTAACCATCGCGGACCCAACCGGAACGCTCGGCGCCTGGCGGTTCGATGACCCTTTGGCCGTCGGCGGCACGCAGCTGTACGTCATCTACCGGGTGGGCGGCGCTGGGGCTATCAACTTCGGGCGGTTCCGCATCATCGGGAATGAGCCCTCCGAAGTTGTGGACTGGCGCGAAATCGATGAGTACGGGCTAGACGTGCCCGACTCCACGACGGGGCCGCACAAACGGCTCCGCCCCGTGGTATCCGCTGTCGTGAAGCTCGAAGCTGTGGACCTGACTTTCAACGCTGACCGGGACAAGCTCGAAGGTCCTGAGTCGCCAGGACCACTGGCCACGGCCATCGGTGAGTTCAAGCGCCTCACCCGCGACTACTTCCCCACAGTCGTGGACGACGGCGTGACCGACGTCGGAGTCTCGCGGCTGCTGGTGTTTGACCGTGAACGGCTGGACGCCTGCCAGGACCTGCTGACCCGGGTGGGCGCGAAGTACCGGATGGGCGGGGATGGCGAGTGCCACATCTACCCGCGCACCACCGCCCCAGTCTGGCGGGTAGAGCCGGGGAACTGCATGGTCTCAGTCTCCCGGAAGCAGTCCATCGATGGCCTGTACAACCGATGGGTTGTGGAGGGCAAGGACGAAGCGAACGGCGCCCCAGTCCGGGCAACGGTCTCGATCGACACGGGCCCGCTACGGTTCGGCGGGGACCACGGCCGCGCCCAAACGTTCTACTCGTCCGAGATGATCACCACCTACGACCAGGCACGGGCCTACGCCCGCCAGATGCGCGAAGAGTTCTTGGCCGGGCTCGCGATCGAACTGAAGGTCGAGGTCAGCCCGCGGCCCGAGCTGCAGGCCGGCGACCGGATCGAGGTCGGGTACCCACTGCCGGAAGGGCACGTCGCGTACTTCCTGGGAACCATCACCGATATCAGCCGGCAAGGAACCAACGTCCCCGGGCAGACCACCCTGACCGTGTCCTGCTCGTACACGGACGTCCTCACCGCACTGTCCCGCACCGAGTGGGCCGACTACCTCACCGGGACACTGCCCGAACTCACGTGGGACCGGATGCCAGGCAACTGGGGCACTCTCCCCGCACTCCCCTGGAACGACTTGCCCTAGGAGGCTCCCCTTTGGATGGTTTCAAGCACACACTGGAAGCCATCCCGGAGGGCAGCACCCGCCGCACGTACGGCACCGCCTATCACGATGGCTCCAAATGGTGGGCGAACATCAACGGCAAGCTCGTCGGCTGCCGCTGGCTGGACCCCATCCAGCCGCTGCAGGGCGGCAACATCGTGGTGGACATCTCCAACGAGGGCCGCGGCCAGTACGCGGCCCTCGTTATCGGCGGGTACACGGACCAGCCCCGGCCCAGCACCGGCACCGTGGTCACGGTCATCCCGGCCGGCATGGCTACCCAGCTGGTGTTCACCGGCTCGGATGGCGTGGAGTACACGACTGACCGTTTCATTGGGTCCTACTCCCCCGGCGATCCGGTGTACGTGACCTGGGACGCTGCCACCCCAACAGTCATCGGCAAGGTCGCGTCCAGCGCGCCGCCGCCTCCTGTTGTGGCGCCCCCGCCCGCGGCCGGTCCATCTGGCAACGGATCCACAGCACTTTCCGCCATCGCTTCGGACACGTTCGGCGTCGGCGGGTGGGGCCGGTGGGCGCTCTCCCAGCGCGGCGGCGAACACATCTACTCCGGATACTGGGCCGGGACCACGCTGACCGGTTCCTGGTTTTACGGGCCGGCCCGCCCCGAGCTCGCCGGGAAGACAACAACAGCCGTCCGGTTCCGCCTCCCGAAGCGATTGAAGGCGGGCAACTACAACAGCCCCGCGACGGTCAACATCTACGCGCACAACAGCCCCTACCGACCCGGCGGCGACGTCTCCCGTGTTGCGGGCCCGTACACCGTCACGGTGCAGCCAAACGCCGAGGCGCAGGTCCTCAACCTCCCAACCACCTTCGGGCCGATCATCGCGGCCGGCGGCGGCATCAGCATCGCAGGCGGCGACTACGTCTGGTTCCAGTCCCGACTGGAAGACCCCGAATCAGGAAAGCTCGACATGGATTGGACAGCATAATGCAGACCCTGCAGAACGGCATCAAGGTCTTCACCAACGGTGACCCTTACAATCTCGCAGACGACATGGAGACCTTCGGGGAAACCGCGAACGTCATCATCCCGGTCAACAACCAAGCGCAGCGGGATGCGCTGACCGGCAAGTTCGTCGGCATGACCGTCCGCCGGCTGGACTTCCGCGGCACCCTCGAGTGGTGGGACGGGTCTACATGGGTTTCCCAGCGCGGCGTCCCCTACACCCCGCTCTGGTCCGGCGTCGCTGACTTCGGTTCCGGCGGTTCCCTGACCGGCACGTACTGGGTAAATGGTGACCGCGTCACCGTCCGCGCAAAGGCCAAGTTCGGCGACAGCGTCTTGGACGACGCCGGCGCCATGGGCACCGCGGCTGTGTACTGCCCGCTGCCGACCGGATACCCCATCGCAGGCAGCGAGAACGCCACGCTAGGCACGGGATTCCATGTCTCCCACACAGGCATCATTCGACCCCTCGTCGTGTTCGCCGGATCCTCGACTTCCGCAGCCGTGTGGGCGCCCACGATTCCAGTGAAAACCCCCGGCGAAGCGGGCTACCCGGGCGGCACCGGTGACTACATGGAGTTCGAGATCAACTACCAGACGAGTGCCGTTTGATGGACGGCTGGGTGATACCGACAGGGCTGGTCGACGTTGGCCCGTGGGGCCTACTGGTCGGGGTAGTCGCGTTCATCTTCTACGGCGTGTTCAAGGGCTGGATCATTCCCAAGCCTCATTACGACACTCTCATGGCACGGGCGCTTGCGGCAGAAGCCGCCAACGAACGGCTCTCCGCGAACAACGCCGACCTCTCGCAAGCAGCGCTTCGGAACACCGCCGTGGGAGACACGGTGGAGAAGTTCGTCGCCGCACTGCAGGATGCCCGGCAGAAGGCGGTCGATGCGCCGTGAAATTCCTCTTCAAGAAACTACTCCCGCAGCATGCCGCCAATAAGGAAGCGCTGGAACGCAACCGCACCATACTCGCTGACGCAGAACGCGACGCCGAGACAGTTGAGGAAATTCGGAAGCAGGCGGAACAGCAGGCCGCAAAGCTTCGGCAAGCGGACACGCGAAACCACTATTCCGAATCACTGACCCACGCATTCCGGGGGAGGACAGTATGACCCTGATTCCACTGAACGCTGCCGTAATCGGCCTGGTTGGACTGGTGACCATCGGCCTCATGGTCTATTGGCACCGCTCAACTCGAGGCTCTTGGAAACTGTGGCCGGCTGGACGTTCCCTAATGACTCTGCTCGGCGTCATCGTGATCATCACCGTGAACGCGGCCGTCAATGTTCTACTGCCGCGGTACCCGGGGAAGGTCGAGCTCTACTTCGCGCTGTACCTCCTGCTGCTTGGCGCCCTCATCCACATCGGATACACGATCCGCGCCGAGATGCGGGCTGGCAAAGCCCGACAGCTGCAGAAGAGCAAAGGCGGCACGACCGGACCGGTGACGGTTGTCGTCGCCACGGAGAACAAGGAGATCCCCGATGACAAGGCCAGTTGAGGAGAAGTTCCCGATCAGCCAGCTCTTCGCCGGCCTCGCCACGGCCGGCGTCGTCGGCCGCCCTGATGGCACGGAGGTCGAGTACCTGGTGTGGCTTTACGGGAACTACCAGCCGTACGGCCACGCCGGGGTGGACATCGCCTGCCCGGTCGGCACACCCGTCCGGGCCATGCGCGCCGGGACCGTAGTGTACGCGGGCTGGGGCGAGGACCTGCCCGGTGACGACTCGTGGGGACCGTCCGGGTACTTCCGACGCTGGGGCATGTACAAGACCTTCCCCGGCATCGTCACCGTCATCAAAGCGGACGGCGCCGAAGAGTTCGACATCTACGGCCACCAGTCCAGCAACGACGAAGTGAGCGTCGGCATGCACGTCGCCGAGGCCCAGATCATCGGCAAGTCCGGAGACACCAAGACCCGCACAGAGAAGGTCGGCCCGCACCTCCACGTCGTGACCGTCGCGGACCCGGTGAACTACTCGACCGACTGGCCCCGAATCATCTTCGGATGCATCGACCCCACCCCGCTATTCGGCACCCAGGGCATCGTCCTGCAAGGCGCCATCACCAACGCAGCAACCACCCAAGCACAGGAAGAAGAGGACGACGACATGCTTGTCATCGCACGCGACACCGCTTCCGCTGACCCGGACAAGATCTGGATCGGCAACACCATCAGC